TTTGACTACTTATTGAAAAAATACTGCAAGTTAAATTACCTTCAGTTCCAATACCAGATTGGTTTTTTGCTGTAAAAGGTAAAAATACTCTATATCGACCAGTGGTATTTACACCACTATGACTGTTAGTTTGAATAGTTATAGTTGCTATACATATATTTCCAACTTTTACATAAGATCCTTGTGCATCACTTAATCCACAGTTCACACCGTTATCAGTTTGTACAGTTACAGTATATGTTCCTTCTTCATAATCGTCTAACTTGTCGTCACTGGCAGTCTGACTACCAAAATAAATAGCCATTAGCTAACCTCCGTTAAATTAAATTTGTATTTTTTACCAGAACGATTATTTTTTAAGAACAAGTCTGATTCTCCTTCTTGAATTGTGTAATCACCCCAGCTACCATCAACATCGTTTGTTGAACCTTTGTTAGATAAGTGAAGGTCATTGGTGTAGAGGTTTCTCCAACGTAATGATGATGTACCTAAATCGTAAGCGTTATTAACCATTGGAACCCAATGACCATCTGGATTAAGCATAAGTCGGTTAGTTCCATCAGGATCTCTGAGTATAATACAATGAGAACTGTTAGTACCACCTTGGATATAAAGTATACTACCATGATGTTGGATTTTACCTGCGTGATCTCCTGTCCATCCAGTACTATTGTTACCAAATCTTATATCACTACCAGCAGCAATACTTATAGCACCAGATCCACCAGCAAAATTAACATCTTGGCTCATAGTAAGATCTTTTCCACTGCAACTACCAGTATCTGAGATTTCTAATATTCTAACACCAGAAGCGTCTCTAAGCTGAACTCCGCTAGTAGACTGTAAGTAATGTTTATTTGAATGGTATTGTATTTTACCAACATATTCTCCTGTCCAGTTACCATCGGACATTCTAATATCACTACCAGCAGCGATAGTCACAGCACCAGTACCACCACTAAATGTAATATCTGAACTAGCAGTATATGAACCAGCTCCACCACCAGCATCAGATCTTAAGAAAGATGTATCATGTTTACCATCTAATAAGTCAGCATCAAGAGTAGAGCCATTACCATCATTTCCAGAGTGCCAGACAGTACTATTACTACCATCATGAAAATATTTTAAACCAGATCCACCACTACCAATCCTTAGATAATCACTTGATTCTTGATTAACTAGGACAAGTTCGCCGGGGTTAACACTAGAATCCCACTGGATATAAGCTTTATCTGTGCTTCCCTCTCTCCATCTTATATAAGGACTACTAGAACCACCTAATACAATTTTTTCATTACCTGTTGAGTTAAAATTAAGTAGACTTGTTGCAGTGATACCTCCTGTAACTGCAATTCCTGTACTTGTAGTTTCAAGTTTAGGACCAGCAGCATCATGGTATAGCTGTACTGCACCATGCTTTACTAATTGAATCCCTAATTCTGCATCAGCAGTTTTTAGCTGCATAGCATTTTGAGTCTGGATAGTTAGATCACCAGCATTGCAGTCAATTAGTCCGTTGTTGGTATGAGTTATAAATAAATCGTTATTATCTCCTACGGATATCGTACCACCATTACCAGTTGATCTGATATTTCCAGTTGTAGTTATCTCTTGACTTCCAAAGTTAGGAGATATCTTACTTCCAGCTATTGCAGCAGACGAATTAACATCTGCGTTATCTATTGTTCCAGCTGGTAAATTAGATAAGTCCTGTCTTAAAAGTGGAAATCCACCAGCTTGTGAGCCGTTATGTACAACAAGTGATTCCTTGTCAGTATCTACAGTAACTTCGCCTTCAGCTCCAGTAAAGCTACTATGTTGCGAGGTTGTCCCTCGTCTTAGTTTTAATAATTTTGCCATTATGCGATTGATCCGAAGTCGATAGTTAAGTTAGTTGTAGTTATTACGTTAGGTGCAATAGTTTGTCCAGATATAAGAGCTACTATTTCACTAGCAGTTTGGTCAGCAGTAGCACCGTTTTCAACATTTATAATACTTCTTACTTGTGAAGCACTTAAAGTTGTTGCATTACCAGTACCAGCAGTTTCTCTTCCTAAAATAGTTTGAGTTGGGAAGTTAATCATTTTTGCTGTGGTGACTACATCATTATCTATAATGAAAGTCCCACCACTGTTTGATACAGTAATGTCTCCTTTGTCTCCATCTGTAATTGCATTTCCACTACCATTATTAGTTGCACCAGTAGCAATGCCGTCAAGTTTTGAACCATCTACTGAAAGGTCTCTACCATCTACAGTTTGGCTACCAGACATGGTTATATTACCAGTCATCTGTCCGCCATCTTTGCGTAATAAATCACTTACAGCAGTTACACCACCCTGCCATGAAGAGCCATTGTAAACTCGTAATTCATTAGCAGAAGTATTAAAGAATAAATCTCCAGCGTCAAGACTTGATGTTGGGTTACTAGAACCTATACGATATCTGTTTGCAAAAGTATTAACGTCAGTAATACTGCCTGCAACTGTATTTACATTACTAATAGAACCAGCAGTTGTATTAACATTTGATAATGACCCTGCAACTGAGTTTACATTTGCTATACTTCCACCGACATTTGTTACATTAGTATTGTTGTTAGCAACTGTTGTTATATTTGAATTATTGCCAGCTACTGCATTAATATTAGTAGTGTTCCCTGCAACAGTAGTTACGTTACTAGCTACGCCAGCTACAGTAGTTACATTGCTTGATATTCCAGCTACTGTATTTATATTAGAAGCATTGCTAACTGCACTGTTAATGTTGCTAGCATTGCTAACTGCACTGTTAATGTTTGAAGCATTACCAGCTACAGAAGTAACATTAGAGGAAATACCAGCTACTGTTGAAATATTACTGGATATGTCAGCTAGTGTATCCATGTCAGATACAATAGCATTTGTACCTAAAATAGCTAAATCAGCTACAGCAGCAGCAGTTCCAAGTCTACCTATTTCTGTTGCCTTAGCAGCTACAGTTCCTATATCAGTAGCATCAGCTGCAACAGCATTAATGTTTGATGTATTGTTTGCAACTGTAGTTACATTGGAAGCTATACCAGCTACTGTATTTAATGATGAATTACCTGTACCTGTTGCTACAGCATTTGTAATTAGACCTAAGTCTTCTTGGAATACTAACTGTCCAGCTACAATATTAACATTAGCAAGGTCAGATGCGTTAGGTGTTATGTTACTAAAGCCATCACCAGAAGTACCATCATAGACCATCATAACTTTGTTAGATGAGCTATCAAACCATAGGTCTCCTACAGTTAGACTACCACCATCAGCTCTAGCTGTAGGTGCGGATGTACTAATTTGGTAAAGATCTGCAAAGTTATGTATATCTGTTACGTTAGCTCCGGCTGCTGCTATGTTTACAGCATTAGCAGCTACGGTTGTCACCTCTGTTGCTTTTGGTACTAATCTATGAAAAGCATAGGTATGTAATGTAGATGTAGTTTCTACAATCGCACCAAAGCCTGCTGCAAGAACTGTAGATCCACAACCTGTAATCGTTACAGTATTAGATCCAGAACCGTTTGCAATAGTAACTGTACCACTGCTTGGTGTACGTGAAGTTCCGATAGCCTTGATAGATACAAGAGTACCAGCTCCATTGTTTACGTCAGGGTTGGCTGTAGGAAAAGCAGTCTCACTTGCAATAGGTACAAAGCCACCAACATCATCAACTAAGTCTATAATTCTTGCATCAATAGCAGCAGTTGTCGCTACTTTAGTATCAACACTAGACCATGTAACACCGCTTGCTATAGTTTCTGAAGAGTCCTGTCTAAGGAATATAGCTTCAGCACCAGTTTTTGTATAATATCTACCATCTAACGTACCTTCAACTATCTTATCATTTGTAACAGAATCGTCTGCTAAATCAGCTGTAACGATTGTACCGTTAACTATATTAGCACTTGCTACAGTAATATCTGTAGGTAAAGCACCGTTAGCTAATTTAGCCATGGTTACAGCATTATCTGCTATTTTACCTTCGATAACTGATAGGTCAACTAACTCAGCTGTGTTAACAGAGTTATTTGCCATTTTAGCATTAGTAACTGCATCAGTAAGTATAGTTCTAGTGCTAACTGAATTGTTTGCTAACTTAGCTTCTGTAACGCTAGTGTTAGCTAACTTGTCAGTTGTAATATTAGCATTAGCTAGTTTAACTGTAGTAACAGCAGCATTAGCTATCTTATCAGTTGTAACGGATGCTGTTGCAAGTTCACTAGCAGTTACAGCATTAGCTGCAATCTCATCTGTACTCACACCATCAGTAGCTATATTACCTTGAGTAATAGTGTTAGCTGCAATCTTTGCTCCTGTAACTACACCGTCAGTTATAGCAGCTGTTTCTACTGAGTTGTTTGCCATTTTTGCTGATGTAACTGCATCATCAACTAACTCAGATGTACCAACAGAGTTGTTAGTCATCTTAGCAAGTGTTACAGAGTTATCAGCAAGTGCTGCTGTCACAACACTACCATCTACAAGTTCAGCAGTTCCAACAGAATCATCTGCCATCTTAGCAAGTGATACTGAGTTGTTAGCTAAATGTTCATTATCTATAGATCCATCTACATACTGTTCTGAGTCTATACTGTTGACAGCCATCTTTGCATTTGTGACTGCATCATTAAGTATGTTTTCAGTTTGTACTGCATTATCAGCTAACTTAGTATTATTAATTGCATCTGCTGCAATTTTAGCTGTAGTTACATTAGCATCTGAAATTTTAGCTGTTGTAACATTAGCATCTGCAATTTTAGCAGTTGTAATTTGTGCATTAGCTATATGCTGTGTATCAATAGATCCGTCTACATAGTGTTCTGAATTTATAGAATCATCAGCTATTTTTGTACCGTTGACTGCATCGCCTGCAATCATGGCTGTAGCAACAGTACCAGTGTCACCTGTAGTGACAACAGTACCTGTTACGTTGGGTAGAGTAATTGTTCGATCTGCTGTAGGGTCAGCTACTGTTAGTGTAGTTTCGTGTGCATCATCTGTTGCACCTTCAAACTTAATAACAGTATCTTCACCCATGTTCAGATCACCACGCATTGTACCACCAAGGTTACTGATAAAGCGACCTCCAATCTCCTGTGTTTTATACAGGTTTTGTGTAAAGTTGTCGTTTAGATCTTCTGACTTAATGGCTGATCCAGCATAGAATGTTGCTGTTAAATCGTCAACACTGGTT